GATATGGGATCGTAATCGTCTAGTTCGTTTACACAGAACGACGCCCGAATTACGCCATATTTCCGTCCGCTCAGACAATCCCGCAGCTGCGCGGCCAGTGCCTTCGCGCCCGCGTAAGTATGTGCCCGGCAGGAGAATTGATAGCGGGTAAAGGTCAAGTTCTGATCGCCGGAATGGGAATAACTGCGCGGCCCGCTGATCTTCTGATAGACGATCGCCGGAAGAGTGGGATTCTGCGGCATCAACATCGGGTAGATCCGCGTTACCACCAATGCCGCCATCCCCGGATGATTCTGCAATGTCTGAACAATCTCGGTTTCTAAGCTCATTTTTTCAGCACTTTCTTCACCGCTGCCAGGATTTGTCCTCTCGATTCATCCATCGCCGGGCGCATAAAAGGTTGGGCCGGTCTCGCCCGCGGTCCTGATTGAACCCCCAATTCAACCCAGCGGCCATAGAAAACAGATGTGCCGGGGCCAACCTTCACCGATATTCCGGACTCAGTTTTCTCCGGCTCTATCACAATTCCCCGCGATAGTGCACCGGTCCGTTTGGGCGCTCGTTCGCTCATAGCAGAAACAAGGACCTTACCAGCGGCTTCCGCGGCCTCGGCAAACTTACCGACCATTTCTTCCGCGGTCGGCTTGAACTTATTTAGGGCCATCCAGACTGCCTGGCTCATGCTGGGATTTCCTTGCACAACATGATCAACTCTCGATTGCGTTCGTTTTCATTAACGATGGAAAGGATCTCGAATATCCGCGTTCCCAACAGAAATCGCATTCTGCTGTTGGTCAACGTCCGGTAGCGAATTCGCACCTTATGAGTTATCTCGGCGTTGACTTGCTGCGCTTGATAGAATTCCCGCCCGGTCAATGGCTCTACCGCCCCCCAAAGAGTGACAACTGTTGACCACGTTTCAATCGGTTCGCCGTAAGCGTCACGTGTTGCCACAAATGATTGGAGGATCACCCGTTGGCGAAGTTTTCCGGCTTCCATCAATAGACCTTGTTCATATCCAATAGAGCGGAGACGGCAAACTTGATTTCATTGCCAGCCGTTCCCAGCGCTTCCCGGTTTTCGTACCAGTGGGAAACTAATAACAACATGGCCGCCCGCGCCGTAAAGGGAATGGTAGATCCGGTTGCGCCATAACCGGCGATGTACTCAATGGTGATCGCAGCCCCAGGCCGTAGCGTTTCTGTAGGCCACACTTCGCCATATCCCAGAACGATCCGCCCGGTGTAGGAGGTAGTATCCACAATGTAATCGGCAATGGGCATCGTATGTGAAAAACCGGCGGAATCAATGTAGGTGATGCCGGCACTTACCAAGGGGGGCCGCGCTAAATCAATGTAATCTACCGAAGGCCAGCAATCCAAAACGAGTTGCCAGGTTTGGGTAATATAGGAGCGGTTTTGATAAGATTCACAATACTCACGTGCCGCCTTGATCAGAGCATCGATCATAACATCCATCTCGGTATCTTCGAGCGCTGGATCGATTCTCATGTGTGCCTTGGCTTCCGCTAATGAGATCGGTTGCAGGACACCGGGGGTTTTCAGTTTTAATCCGTAGCTCATCGACGTTCCTCCGGTTCCAAGACAGCGCGTTCTTTTGCCGTTCCCCATTCCGCCATCCCTTTTTTGATCAACTCTTCTGCCAGTTTTGGGGCGACGGCCATTGCGTTACCAGGAAAAATAGTTTTGCCGCCATAGATCATCTTCACCATGGCTCGCACGAAAATGGGGGAGGGGCCAGATGGCCCCTCCGCTTGCTTCATAACCATTGCTGGTCGTGTTTGTGGCTTCTTTTTAGTAGCCATTTATCATCTGATTTGAACCACTTTGAAATAATCCACCTTAACGATTTTGGCATTGCCAGCAACGGCGCCGGTTTTGACCGCAATCATGGGGGACATCTCCTGGCCAGCGGGGAATGTAGCCGCGCTGGTCAAATAGGTAGTCGCATTGAGAGCACCGTCGATGTAGAGCCGAACAGTATGCAACCCGTCAAAGTAGAATCCGAATCGGTGCCAGTCGTCTGCGTTCACGGCCACCCCGACCTGGGTCACAACTACTTGACCGCTTAATCGGTGGGTGTAATTCCATGCGGCAGGCGTAGCGTCAAGGATGTTGAACCCGATAAAATCTTTGTCGGCAATAACACCATCATCGTTAGACAGGAAGTTTGCAGCACAAGCGCCTTCTTCCGCTAGGCCGACAAAGATGCTATTGGATAGATGCTGGGCCGCCATAACGCGGCACTCAAAAAACAATGCCCTGGCCGAAGCATCCACCATCCAAAACGGAGCGACGGTTTTACTGTGCCCGGCCTGGAAATAGGTTTCATCATTGTCCGCTGCCCCGCCAGTGGTAACAGATGCTACCCCGCCGAGAAAACTGACGGGAAAGGTCATCGGACCGCCACCGGGAGCAATATCGGTTTGCATCGTCCAACCAGTGGGGTCGTGCAGGGTAACGTCGCAGGGAAGGGCAAGAAAGTCCTCGTAGAATATCCAGCCAACAGTCGGATCCAGTAGGGCGATCTGAGGGCAGTTATGCCATACACTCGCGCCCGCGTAAGGGGAGTAGTCCCGGTCGGCAAAAACCATGTTGGGACCCCTTGCTGGAACTTGAGTCCAAATAACTTTTGTTCTCATGGCAGCCTACCGAATCTGAACTACTTTGATATAGTCCACTTGGATTCGTTTCAAAACGCCTTCGCCTGTTTTGACAGCGATAATCGGAGACATCTCTTCGCCGGTCGGGAAGGTGGCAGCACTGGTCAGATGAGTGGTAGCATTCAGAACCCCGTTGATGTAGGTTCGCACGGTATGTAGGCCGTCGAAATAGAAACCAAGCCGAACCCAAGTCGCGCCATCATTTGCCACCACGTTCGCCTGGGTATAGACAACCTGACCCAGCGCCTTATAGGTGAAGTTCCAAGCCGTGGGAGAAGCGTTAAGGATATTGAACCCGATTAAATCTTTATTTACTAACACACCCGTAGCGTCCGTTAAGAAGCCGGCAGCCGCCGAACCCTCTTCCGCTAAACCAATGAACGCGCCAAGGTCGGCAATCTCCAACATCCTGACGCGGGCCTCAAAGAAAACGGGGTTGAGGGAAGCGTCTGTAATCACAAACGGAGCAACGGTGACGGAATGTCCGGCCTGAATATATGTTTCATCAAGGTCGGTATTGGCAGAATCGAGTTGGATCACGCCGCTCAAAAGAGAAATGGGGAAGGTTATTTGACTGGGATGAATCCCCGAATACGACCATGCGGTCGGGTTGTGGGTAGTATCATCGCATGGCATATCCAAGAAATCTTCGAAGAAGGTCCAACCAACGTAAGGATCCAGCAACGCCAGTTGAGGGCAGTTATGCCAGACCGATGCCCCGGCTGCCGGGGAATAATCCCGGTCAATGAGGGTAAGATTGGGTCCACAATTCGGGACCTGTGTCCATAGAGATTTCGTCTTCATGCTTTTCTACCTTTCTTTATCTGGCGGGGTGCGGGGGAGGGTGACCCGATATAGGAATCCATCATTGTCGGGATTCACACGGATGCACCCGAATTTTGTCAGGTCCGCTCCCCCCCGCCCCAAGAAATCACGCGCTTCGCTCAGACAAATGCGCTTACCTAGTCGATGATTACGGTTGGCGGAGTGTCTTGCTGGTATCGTGACGCCAAAATAAAGAGCGCAGAAGTGAGGTTACCAGCGTTGCTCGCGGCGGTTACAACAGAAAGAACATCATAACCGTCCGTGAATAGTGCCGGATCAATCTCAAAAATCACAATCTTATGCCACTGATCGGCAGAGGTTGTATAGCCAACGGCTGCGGCCTGTTCGATCAGAGCATCCGATGCCTCGGCTCGTAGGCAAACCCAAATCGGAACAGCGTTCACGATCGGGATGTGGCCCACGCCGGAAACCAGCGGAGATTGCTCAATTGTAATTGCGACATTATTGACCGCGGCCTGTTGGATCATAACAATCACCCATGCTTTGTGAGCATATTTCAAACTCACATAGTCAGAAGTGATGGCAGCCCCGACTTGCGGGGTAATGGCTTCCACAATCTTGAAATTCTGTGGAAGGCTAAAGGGATACGCCATTTAGTTTGTCTCCTTTCTATGGCCGCACGGCCAGAGTTACAAAGGGGCTCAGGGTATTTCCAGAGCCGGAGTGAGGGGTCAGCGGAGCCGGCCACCATGGTTGACCATCGACACGATAGACAAAACGGAAACAAGTTTCGTCTTGGGTGAAATGGACATGGATGCTGGAAGCGCCCTGAATCCCGCCCTTGTCGATCAAGATATACTGCGAGAAGTCGGCCAGGATGATGTCGCCTACGGCGCTCAGGGTTGAGCACTGTTCGCAGGGGATTACTGGACGACCAAAGATTGTGCCGTAGGGAGCCGCAGAGAGACCACCGGGCGGAAGGTAAACAGCAACCCCGCCAACACCGACCACTAGGCCTAGGCCGTAGAGTTCAGGTTCGATGTCCTGGTTGATGAGCCACACTGCGTTCGGTCGGCTCTTGCCCCACATCCGGGCATACATCCCCGCGATATTCTCGAAGAGGATGGTATTGATTGCCTGACCCAAGACGATCGGTTGGGTAACGAGGCAAGGAGCGACCATAATACCTAACGGTTGCCCACCGCCTAATCCCCAAAGGATTTCGTGATCGAGCTTGAAAGCGAACTCTTCCGCAAAGGCTCCGGAAATGAAGGCGCCCAAAGCCGTGGTGTCTTGCAGGAGTTCATCGGTAGCCCAAGCCAAGCCGGTGAGTTTCTTCAGGTCCAATTGGATCTGTCCAAAATCAGGCTGCGAGGCTAA